ATCATGCAAGCGACCATGACTGCGATTGGATCTCCACCTCCAGCCCAGAGCAGGTAGTCATCTGGACTAAATCCCTGCATCACCTTTCGAGCTGTATCGATAGCCTTGCTTGGATTGAACTGTGGTTTGTCTTCAGGCTCGAAGACCACCTGCATTTTGTCAGCATACTTGGCTGCGTCTGTCAGGTCTGGCGTCCACCCAAATTTATTCTCTCGTGGTCTTGTTACGATGTACACTGTGTTGGTCATGTCGTTTCCTTTCTCTAAAACTAATTACGTCAATTTGTCTGATTTATGGCATATACCAAATCTGCCATAATTCGCTCTGCTCTTCTTCCTTATTTATATAGTATATATTATATTATTATTATTATTACTATATATATGTCATACTGTCATACCCACCCCTACTACCCCACTTCTATGGGTATGGGGGGGAGAGTAGAAAAGTGCTCTAAGGTGTCTGCCAATATGACATAAATGCCATAAATAGTTTTATGCCTTATTTTATTGGGTGATAAGGCGTTTTTTGCACTGTCATAAATACTGTCATAATTAATGCCATTAATACAATTTGCCATTAATCCACCAAGTTTGCAGGTCTGGAGAGTGGATGGAACAGGTCATCGTCTGTAACTTTGTAGAAGATATGTTTTCCAATCCTTCTGATCCTTTTGAGATCATCAGCCCAATAGGGATGCACTGTGTCGTTGTGATAATGGGTAGCTTCAGATCCGATCACACTGATGTAGTCACCCTCCTCCAACATGAGTTTTGCGAGAGCCTTAGACGTTCTCAGGGAGTTCTCTTCTCTGGGATAGTCTGACTTACCATCACACCACCAAGAGAACTGACAGCCCTCTGAGTTATCTTGCAGGACAACTTCACAGATATCATCTGGGTAGTTTGGTGAAGCCACTCGATTGAGCGTGACCTCTGCCACTGCGATCTGACCTTGAATTGGTTCTGACCTCGCCTCGAAGTAGATGTTTAATGCGAGACACATAAGTGCTGTTTCTAACATTTGTTTTCCTTTCTTATTTATGCCAACCGTCCAAGACAGACTGTGGCAATTCTTCGTTCAATCTTTTTGGATAAGATTTAATTAATTTTTCGATAGTTTTGAAATGCGTTTTCTTTGTCTTTCTATCTCCCCTAAATGCAAAGTATCTGCCTTTGGAATTTTGTTTTACTTTTTTAACATCTGGGTGATGTTTCTTTATTTCATCTAATGCAGTCGTTCCGAATCGTTGACGCATGTTTCTAGATCCATACAGCTTTCCGTTTATGACCCAAGCATCACGATCACCTTTCCTGCTGTTAACATTTTTATTAGCATCTCTCATGCTTCCAATGTAATGAAATCCACAGGCTTGATATATAGTTCCGACTTCACCTGCCAGATCATCTACAGTCGCTGTCACAACTTCATATTTGGCTGGCAACATTTTCATGGATTGTCTTATTAGTTTAGATGCAGAGTGTGGGTGAGCCCAGTGGACACAAGCACCACGATTTAATAAAATCATCTTACCTTCGAAGCCATACTTGGACCAGTCTGCAGCAGCCCTTCCCTGCTCTCTTGCGACTTTGCCCAAGTTCTCTGAATACTCTGGACCATAACAGACAACACCACCACAAACATTATCAAAGAATATTCCGTAGTAGAACCAATTTATAGCAGCCAAACATCCTAGCCACTCGTATTCTTCTATAATAGTTTTTGCCGTTTCCTGTGTTGTTTTTCTTACAACTGCCTTTGAAATATCTGTATCGACATCATCCCACCAGTTACCAAACAGGTCACCAGATTTTGTTTGTGCTACTTGCTCCCTGACAATTCTTTGGTGAGCCTTCATATCACAAGATCCATTTAACTTTAGTTTCTTTAATGTCTTTCTTCCAGACAAACCATGCGAATGCCATGACCCCTCCAGACTTAAACTTGCCATCGACATTGAATGACAGTCGCTTCGAGAACACCCAGACAGTAGCTGGTGGATGCCTACTAAAGAACTCACCACGTTTGATACCCTCAAGGAACTGTAGACGCACTAGGAGAGCTAATTTGGTTGCTCCCAGATTGAGTGCCTTCTGTGCGAACTCGTGAGCCAGAGAGAATGGTGGATTGGTTATGATGTTTGGTGCAAGCAATTCCTGCTCTAACAGGAAGTCTCGACCACTGTTTCCATATCCATAGTCAATCAGGTCTGTAGATATGACAGCATGATTTCGCCTCTCAAATAGTTTTGATATGGCTCCATCACCACAGGCTGGCTCCCAGACCTCGTGACTAAATAGCTCACGATTTAGGAGAGCTTGGGTTGCTGAGTCTGGAGTGGGATAGAAGTCATTAGACTTACGCTTTTGACTTCCATCAGATCCAGTAATTTTCAGGAGTGAGCTCATACATTCCCACCTTGGAACTTAACAGCTTTAACTTCTGGCTCTGGTTCTTTTGCTGACAGCTCTCCACTACAGGCTAAATAACCTGCACCATCCACAAAATTGTCGATATTTTTTGGGTTCGATCTGACACGAGCAATTTTTAAAAGTGCCATCATTACCCCAACATCTGTAACGCTGATGTAAGAACCTTCTAAATAGCAATTCCACAAATCAGCTATCTTATCGAAATTTTCTTCCAAATCTCCATGCTGCTCTGCACGATCTTTAGTGATATATTGCTTTGCTGTGTCGAGGATTTCTGATCTTGAATATTTAGTCATTGTTTTTCCTTTGTTTGGTAGTTTGTCTAAGTTCCATTTAGCCATTAGGCTTCTCCTTTAATTTAATGGTGGAGCAAAGTAGGCGAACCGTGGTCTACCTCTCACTCCCTGATTTTGATCTCTGCACTCTATTCCCTTATCGTTCTGGAGTGCATCGAGAACGTCAGCACGTTTGCGTCTATCCATATTTGCGAAGGCTGAGACACCTCTTGAGAGCTCACGCTCTGTCATACCACCCAGACCAGCCTTCTCAATTCTGGCATAGATTGCCTTACAGGTAGCCTCGAATGGACCCTCTGACATATTAGCCCTGAACATCTCAATCGTTTGCTTGGCATAGTGATCAACATAATCGATTGACCACTGCATGGCATCTACACCGATTGCCTCCTGACCCATTGATCGAGCTATGATCAGAGACAGTCGCATGGCAACTTCTCTGGATCGATTGTACATAGGCTCCAATCCAGATCCTGTTTCCTTCTTAATTGCACCTACCAACCTCTCTTCATATTCTCTGAGGAGTTGCTTGGCTTCTGGAGTAAACAGAACCTCGACTGGATGTGGAGGCATATCATGGATGTTACCTGCATCAAGGTCACCAACTTTTGCGTGAGCGTGTTCCTTTGCCCACTTCGAGAGCCGATCAGTAATAGATGAGCTTCGTTTTTCTTGGGACATCTGCACACCGATTTCTGACTTCACGATTATGAATCGATTGAGAAGACCACTGGCTACATCACCACCTGATATGGCTTGCATGAACTCTGAAGGCGTAGACATACCAACTAGGGTTAGAGATGGACGTTTGACCACCTTCTCCAGCTTCTCAGCCTCAGATGACTTCATAGTATTGGTGGCGTAACCTTGCTGTCTCAGGACACCATCTTGCCTCCCAAAAGTTTCCATTATGGCTGTTAGGGCATCAGCTTTGTGCTGCATACCTTTTGCTGCAGCTGCCTTTAGTTGCCGACCAAGTTCATCGACTACAGATACATGGGTTGGCTTTTTGGTTAGTGTCGATAGGACACCTGCACCTGATGTATATCCAGCTGGACCTATTAACTCTTCGAGGTCAGCCTCTTCGAGTAGATCTTCTAGAACAGACTTTGTGTGTTCCTTGCCTGACCCAGTCTCACCAATGTTGAGGAAGTACAGACTGGTGAAGTTGCGTTGATCAGTTACCCACCTTCGACCCATTGCCACAGAGCCGAATGCCAAAGCTGCCTGAACTGCAAACTGAGGTTGAGGTTTAATGGCTGTCGTGGCGTAGTGATTGACTACATCTTGTAGGACACCAGGAACGCTAAGTAAGTGCTCTGGTACAGTATCTAGTGGGTCATCAGATGTCTTGGCTGACTTTGATAGAATGCTATTGGCAACTTTTGCACCATGCTCAATGGCTTCTTTATCGTAATCGTATTCAGGTTCCTGAGTGACGTTGAGC